TTGTTTACTGAAGCCATTTAATTTCCTTCCGAAGATTGGATAAGTTGTTGGGATATTTTCATAAGTTCCGCAGAGACTATCCCCATGATCTCCTCGGTCTTTTCTTTGTCCAGCTTGACTCTGATTTCAAGAGCGTCCCCGGCAAAGGTTACGCTGCCTGATAGAAACCCTTCCGGGTTCCTGCTGAGATAAACGCTTTCAAGCTTCATATCAGCTCCTTATTTGATTGACAAAGACTGTCCAGCAGTCAGCTTAGCACCTTCAACAATCACCCCAGCCTTCAGATCTTCCTTGAGGCGATTCTTATTCAAGGTCGGAGCAGGTGGCTCAGGAATGTCGAAATACTCATCGGGGATCATGTCTTGATTGAGCACTTCAACTGCTGGAGGATTCTTGCGAACACTCAAAACAAAGTAAGGACAATCAATTTTTGTAATGCCAGTGCGGTTCATGTTGTCTAGTAAATACTGACGAATGCGATCCGCTTTAGCTTCAAGAGCTTTTCTACGCTCTGCCATTGCTTTTTCAGCATTCTTGATAGCTTCCGCAGAAGCCTCAAGATTACGAACAAACATAGCAACGTTAGTCGCTTTGACTTCAAGGTCCCCGGAGAGACCCTCCAGCGTATCGGCAAAGGTTTGCTCATCGATTTCCATTTCCTGCAGCTTTTGCAAGTCTGCAAGGTATTGGTCGGCAATGTTGTAAAGAGTAAGGTTTGTCATTATGCAATCCCCAATTCTGCTTTTTTAGCGTCTTTTGTCGTGGTGAACTTTTTGATAGCTTCTTGGTCTCCTTGACCTTGAGCTACTCGATAGGCTGCTTTGTAGGCTGCCGTCAGTTCGGTCTCGTCTGCTGCTGCGTCAATCGTTGCCAAGAAGTCAGCAACTTGGTTTTCAGTCAATGGAGACTTTTTGATAGTAGCTGGAACTTGGACTGCAGATCGATTAAGTGAAGCAATTTCATTGGTGTGAGCATCTGCATCATTGTCACCCTCAGTAGGGATGGCGAATGCTTGGAGAGCTGCGTATTTGTACGCTGCAGACATGGCTTTATTGGTAGCCTTGTCGGATGTATCCATTGCTTCACCAAACGTCTTGACGGTATGTTTGCTGCCGTCCTCGGCACAAACAAAGTCAAACTCGACCTCAACAGTAACGTAAAAGATTGCCCCGCCAGCTTTAGTCTGACGCTCTACGCATTCACGAGTCAGTACCCGAGGCAATATGCAAAGACCATGCTCAGCCAACAACGGGCTAATGGTGTTGAAAATATCGTCAATGCCCCGGAACTTGTAAGTAGCCCCTTGTTGATTGGTGCGACTTTTGGTAATGCCGATCTTGGCTAGTTCGGCTTGAACCTTGTTGATTGCTTGATAAACTTTCATGATTTCCCTTTCGTGGATTAATCTAAATAACCTGAAGCAAGATTTGCCTCAGCGTGGCTATTGGCATAGCCCTCCATGTAATCGTAAGCCATACAAAACAACTTACGACCTAGAGCCTCATAGTCGATCTCAGGCTGTTGCAAGATCAACTCAACTGCTTCCCGATCCTTGTCATTCGCTTCGCTAATACCTTCAGCAAAGTTGGAATACTTCTTGGGATCGTACTCATCTTTCATAAGCTCGGACACTCGATCATCAATGCGATCAGAGTCATCATTGTCTTCGGGCTCGTAATACCGATTATTGTTTACCATTGTCTTATCCTTTCGTGAGATAAATTTGTTGCTACAGTTCCTATCATATATGATAATCCACACCTATGCCAACTTTCCCAAAAAATATTTTTCTAGTGTTGCCTTTACCACCAACAATCAACTCCTACTGGGGTTTTTCAGGGCATAGGCGTTTCCTCACCCTAGGAGCTAGAGAGTTTAAGACGGCAGTAGCTCATGAGGTGAACTTGCAGCCTATCCGTTTTGGAGACGCAAAACTGGAAATGACGGTCACGATCAATTTTCGAGACAAGCGAAAGGCTGACATTTCAAACCGGATCAAGGCACTGGAGGACGCTTTAGTCCAAGCCGGGCTTATGGATGATGACTCGCAGATCAAGGTGCTGCACGTTTACGAGGGTCCGATTGTCAAAGGTGGACGCTGTACCGTAAAAATAAATGTATTACCGTTTTAAATTTAGAGTATGATAGGAAGCTTAGAAATTGCATCCACGAAAGGAGCCCCATGAACTTCTACCCGTTTCACATAGGCGATTACATATCGCATACAAGTCATTTAAGCGATGCTGAAGACCTTGCCTATCGAAGGATGATGGATTTGTATTACCAAGGCGAGGAGCCCTTCACAAGCGTTTTATTGGTCGCTAGGAAGGTCAAATCTACCGTTGACATTGTGGAGGCTTTGCTTGAGGAATTCTTCGTAAAACAGGAAGACGGCTGGCATAATGAGAGAGCCGATAAGGAAATTGCGAAGTATCGGTCTAAAGCGAATTCCGCACGAAAAGCGAATCACATCCGTTGGGAATCCAAATCAGATCTGAAATCAGATCTGAAATCAGATCTGAAATCAGATAAGGAATCAGAACTGAAATCAGATCAGGTTTCAGATACGTTTCAGATCCTAACCAAGAACCAAGAACCAAGAACCAATAACCAAGAAAATACAAATACTAAAACCAAGACTCCTGACGGAGTTAGCGAAACTGTTTTTCAAGATTTTGTAAAGTTAAGGAAAGGTTTAAAAGCACCCGTCACAGAAACGGCTTTAAAGGGGCTACAACGAGAAGCAGCAAAAGCTGGTATCAGCCTTCAGGAAGTTTTAGAACTCTGCTGTCAGAACGGCTGGAGGGGCTTTAAAGCTGATTGGCTGAAGGATAAGAACCAGTCAAAGACGGCTGGCACTCGAAATCAGGAAGTAATGTCAGGGTTAACCCGAGGTTTAATTGGAGGAGACAACAATGTCCGACTACTTGGAAAGTGACTTTTGCCAACCTGAAGACGGCTTGGATTACATTTTTGGGCGCATGGGGGCTATTTACGGAGCTGCGTTTATGCGTCATTGGGATGGGGTAGATCATGGATTGGTCCGTCAAACGTGGCTGGAGCTGCTGGGAGTTCATGCAACCTACAAGCCAAAGATTGACTATGCCCTGCTGCACATGGACCCTAAGTTCCCTCCTTCGGCATTGGCGTTCAAAAATCTATGCAATGACGGTCCTCGCATTCCAAGCAAGCCAAATACCTTAATTACCAAGCAGCCGACTCAAGCCGAGATTGCTGCAGCAGCCAAGGCAAAAGAGGAAGCACTGGAAAAATTGAGGGAATTCACCTCCTCATTCAAACAAAAATCAGTTGCAATGATGGGAAAGTAAATGGAAAAGCAAAGTTCAAACGCACTGGTAAAGGTTCGAGCAGTCTTTGTCAAAGAAAAAAAGCCTTTGACCTTATCGGCTATTCGAGAAAAAACCAACCTAACATCGGCTGCAATCGCTATGGCTTTGTGCCACTTGCGTAGGCAGCGATATGTTACTCGGGAAATCGTTCCGAATACGACAATCCGGGCTAGGAAACAAGTTTGGTCCTACCAGTACCACCCGGACCGGATCAATGCCGATTAGCGAACAAGCGCACAAATATCGCTGCTTAGTTCGGCAGCTTCTCAGATACAGACACGAATGGGGTTTAGAGGAATACAGGTTATGGATAAATTCACCACTAAGGCAAAAGCTAAAGCTACAAGTCGAGGAAGACTTTATCGTCCAGTGGAGACTGGGCAATCGGGGCGAGTGGGGGAGTTGGAAATAAATGATGCTGATTTTTGGCGGGGCAAGTATGATGAGCTACTGAAACACCTAGAACACCAAAACAAATACCTTAGATTCCTAGAAGGTGAAGTTTTTGGGGGGAGTCCTTTTTGAGAAAATATTTCATACTGGCTCATGACGTTGCTAGGTCCAACGCAAAAATTGCCGTAGCAGAAGCCCCGGAAGGCTACGCAATAGAGATCAAACCAATTACCCGCAGCCTTGCTCAGAATGCCAAACTTCATGCGTTGATTACCGATATTGCCAAAGCACTTGAATGGGCTGGAGCCAAGCGAGACGTAGAGACTTGGAAGCGATTGTTGACGGCTGCATGGCTTCGAGCTCGTGGAGAGCCAATCGAAATGCTGCCAGCCTTAGACGGTCATGGGGTCGACATCGTTTTCCGTAGGACTTCAGAGCTGACGATCAACGAAATGATCGAGCTGATCGAATACATCCAAGCATGGGCTGCAGATAAAAATATAGGTGTATGATAAGAATATATTCACGAAAGGATATGCAATGTACGTTATCAAAAACGAAGACAACGAAGTCATGCGAATTGTTGGCAGACAAGAGGAAGCTCTTGCAGTTTGCGCTTTGCGTCCTGGCTGGACTTTTAAATGCGTTCGCAAACCAAAACCAAAGTTTGATCTGTCACAGTTTGAGGAAGCATTGATATGAAAGATATTCTCAATCTTGCTAAACTAATTATCTGCATGGTCATATTGCTTTGTGCTGTCAAAGCATTTATGGATTACCGGGATAATTGCCCTGTCGATATTTTTTGGCAATCAAGCAATAGTCTTGAAAAGCAATTTTGCCAGTTGGCTTACGGGTACAAGTATGGCAACTAAAGCCGAGAAAGAACATTTTGGAAAACTTGCGAGTCTCGGGTGCATCCTTTGTATTTACCTCGGATACGGAGAAGGAACACCTGCTGAAATTCATCACATCCGTAGAGCCGGGAAGCGCAGTAATGCTCCGGTCATTGCCCTCTGCCCCGAACATCATCGAGGCAATTCCGGTATTCATGGACTTGGACGCAAAGCCTTCGAGAAGGCATACGTCACCGAGGAGTATTTGTTGGAACTCACCCTTGGAAAAATTGCATGACCCTGACTGATCGATTAACATTGGTGGAAATCGGTCAGTTAATTCCTTTTTCTGACGCAGGATAAACGTAACCTGCACCTAAAAAGGAACTTGATGAGCAGACGGTTTACCGATCCTGAATTTGAGGAAATATGCGTCAATTTTTGGCATTACGCCAAAGCGCATAGGTATGGCGGTCCCCGCTTACCACCCGGATTTGCTAAGGTGCTTAACGAAGGATCGGCAACTCATGAAGTAGATTACCCGCTTAACAAGTATTTCCCAGCCTTTACCATTGTGATTGAAAGCTTTGATCCAGTGGAGCAGATTGCTTTTTATGCGGTCTACATATCGGCTGGATACAGGAATGGACGCAAGATCCCGATTAAGGTCCTTGCAAGCGAAGTGGGAATCAATCGGTCTAACTTCTACAAGAAGGCAGACTCAGTGGCTCAAAAAGCATGGAAGCAAGCCAAAAACTTGACAATGCTCCAGTCAAAACTTTACAAAACCGACCAAAAACTTTACAAAAACGAGGACGTGGAAACGGATTAGGGTGAGGGTGTAGATTTGGCGATTTTGAATCGTAGATCAGAAGGCAGAAAAACTATCTACTTCTCGCATCCTCTAATGTCTGCCTAACCACCCTCGTAAACATTGTATTAAACTAGGTGTATCCCGAATAGGGAGACAAAAAAGGAAGATACATTTTGAATAGAAAATCGTATATTTTGGATACGCTGAGAGGAGTAGTCAGCTAATGGCACGAACTTCAAAGCTTACCGAAGCTCAATGGCACGACATTGAAAAACGAATGCTTGCGGGCGAGAAGGCTGCAGTGCTTGCTAAAGAGTACGGGATTGACCGGGCTCAGATAACTCGCAAGATTACTCCCAGTGTGCGGAATGTAAAAATCGTTGCAAATCAATTACTTAATGCTGAGGCAGCTTTTAAGCAGCTTCCAATTACGCAACAAATCGCAACAATTAGCCTAATGGATGAGCTAAGAGCGATCAGTACCAACCTAGCCAGTGCAGCTAAGTACGGTGCAGTCAATGCCAATATCCTTTCGGGAATGGCAAACCAGCAGCTCAATACGGTCAATGAGGAAAATCTCTTGACGGGCGAGGGAATGATTGCACTCAAGACGGTAAGCGCATTACAGGACATGGCAAACGAAGCCAGCAAAGTTCCCCTTGGATTGCTCAGCGCAAACAAGGATCAAATGCAAAAGATTACAAACCCGCAGAATTCAGATCTACGGGAAATGACTGACGAGGAACTCTTTGCAATCGCAAGCCGAGGCAGCTAAGGAGCTGCTGATTAGGCGTAAAGCCCGATCAGACATCCTTCAGTATGCAAACGCCATAGAAGTTCCAGGTCGACCTATGACGGACGATCCTGATACAGAATTCTTTGAGCCTATCGAAACCACGATGGCTCATCATCATCGGCTGCTTCTCAAGAAGCTAGACGAGGTAGCAAATACAAAACATGGGCGCATGATGGTATTCATGCCCCCGGGCTCGGCAAAGTCGACTTATGCCTCAGTAGTATTCCCCAGCAAGTACCTTGGGGCTGCTCCTAATCGCAAAGTCATCCTTGCCAGCTATGGTGACGATCTAGCTAGAAAGCTTGGTAGGCGCACCCGATCAATCATTAAGCAGCCTAGATACCGAGGAATTTTCGGAACTGGGCTTACTGTCGAGTCTTCGGCAGCGCAGGAATTCGCACTGGACAACGGTAGCGAATACATGGCTTGCGGTATTCTCGGGGGCGTTACTGGTAATCGAGCTCATGGAATCATCATTGATGACCCTATCAAGGGACGTGAGCAAGCTAATTCGGACACAATCCGTAATAAAACCTATG